TGATTAACTTCTGGTACTCATCCCAATCTGCTGGGATTTCGGCTGGTAAATCGAATCGGTTCTTGGCATCAACGCCCATAGAACCACTTGTGTACAGGAAGCGTTTGCCTGACTGCATTGCCCTGCTATCTTTCCTGTTAAATCCAGAGTCGATCTTCTTGACTATGGTCTCAAAAGCGACAAACAGAATTACGTCTGCCCACTCCATTACATCTCCGCACAGAGAGCGGTGGAGCTTAAGTACGAAAGAGTCATATGGCTCCATCGTAGGTTTGTTGATTGTCCTGACCTGCGTATGGCAGACTAGGATGGGCTGAATATCCTGAGTATCCCGTAAGTAATTGAGACCACTCAGTAATTTAGCCATTTCTCCACGTGCATATGAAAATCCTTTACCATATCCCATGTCCTCGATGTGCGAGAGCTTGTGGAGTGAACACGTTTTAGCTTGCGCTAGGATTTCCACTTTGTCAACAGAATCAACGATGATCCTCTTGATGCCAGACTTCTCGCTGGCTATCTCACGCAGGGTTACCATTAGTTGATCCCACTTGTCTGCGTTCTCCTTGACATCGCCTGTAGGGATGCAGTCATGGATAAGGTTAATGCCAGTCTTGTGGAATACGTTCTCACCGCCATCATCTGCGTTGATAACAAAGACTGGTTCCTTCTTTGTGTGGGATGAACATGCAAAGGTTGTCTTACCTGCACCTGTTTCCCCCTCGATCACTAACTTCTCTGGCTTTCTCACGACTGCCCTTTTATATTTTTCAAGCATTATTACCTTTGCTTAATAGTTGACTGATTGATACCTTTCCTTCCTCCCACATACGCCACTTGTATTTTTTCCAGAGGTCTAGCAACTTAGCTAGTGTCTCCTTAATGTCTGGTTCAAATACTCGTTCCGTACATCTTGGGCAGAATAGGTGATTAGTTCTGCTTTTGCAGTTGGACATCCACCATGCGGTGTCTTCGTCCAGCTTGCCACAAAAGCAAGGAAGGTTACCATTGTCTCCCTTCTTATAGCCAAGTTTGTTGAACCTAGCCATGACCTGCTTATCCCTCTTGTTCCTCGCCTTCTCTTCTTCTGAGACGAAACGCTTTTTGTTCTTCATACTCCACGATTTCTTGGAGTTGTCCGATTGTTGATAGTGCGTTGTATATGAGATGTCTTGTTTCGACAAAGTTTTCCTCCTTAATCTGATCAAGCGCAAGGTCAAGATGTTTTTCTACTATCCGTAGTCTGTTGTTTAGTCTGTGGTCTTTCATTGAATCCTTTTGACTAATTCATCCACACTTATAAAGTTCTCATAGTGGCACTTGTCGTAGACATTACACCACATAGGAGAACAGAGGGCGTGTGACCTGTTCAAGGGCCAGTAGTCATTGTCAATCCTACTGTTTAATTCAGTAAGCAATTTGTATGCCATAAACAAATCCTCCGATGTTAATTCTGTTTTTAGGAAGACAGGAGGCTGGTCTGGTATGATGAGATGATTCTCAAATGCTGGTATCTCTGTCAGGTTCCTCTTCTGCATTATTACTAATGCATAAAGTGCGCCTTGCATGATCCATTCACGCTTCGCCTTCTTAGCTGGCTTGCTCTGACGCTTCACATCTATAATGAGGGGCAAGTTTTGCCTCTCGGCAACAATGTCCATGTAGCCTGTAGTCCGTCTGGTATGACCATCAAAGATAATGTTGAAAAAGTGCTGTGTTTCCAGAGGTTTATAGTTTATCCAGCCCATGTAGTCCTCAACTGCCTTAACGTGTGTGTCCAATGACTGTGTCAGCTTAACGTACTCAGCGTAGTCCATGCCATCTTCCATGTCAGTTAGCTTCTGTTCCATGTCCTTGCGTATGCTGGAACCTTGAATACCTGTCATGATGTTCTTAAGACCTGCCTCGTAACCTGAATCGACAATTGTACCTGCACCTGAGTAGAAGTTATACTTGAACGGTTCCCCGCCTACCTTCTTGTACCATAGTTGCTTCGCACAAAATGATGTGGAAGATGAATGACTTAGCTTAATGTCTGGATGTACCATATGTCCCCTGTTGTTCTCTTTGTTTTAAAGAAAGTGCGCCCTCCTTACCAAATCTTTGAGAGCAATTTTTACACACACATTTACTTTTGCCATCTGAATAATCCAGCATCCATTGAGGCCTGTGCTTGTTTGTATAATCTATCATTAATTCATATGTTGAGGTGGTTCTGGAAAGTTTCTAGCTGAAAAGGATTCCTCTAATGCTTCTTCCTCTTCGTTAAGAATTTTATATGACATTACTTGAAAAGGAATTTGATTGCTGGCAAGCCACATAATAATTGCCTCTCGCCCAATCCACCGGATAGAGAACTCCCTGAAAATCCTGCCCTTATGAACCTTTTTATGTTCAGGGGAAATCCAGTCTTCTTCTGATGAGAATGTTGATTGGTTTATCCAGCGAGCATCTGGATGGAAGTTGGCTTGTGCATCTGCTTGCCAGAGCATATCCCCGACTGTCTCAAGGTCTAGTTTGCCTGACTCGTAGATTCTTATAATCATAGTATCTCCAATATTAGGATTATTATATCATTATAGAAAAGACATAGCAAGGGACAGGCTATGCGTAGCTCTGAGCTTATCACACGCTCCCCTGACCCTCATAATACCCATATCCTCAAGTTCCGTCTGGCATGTTCACAGATTCCTTATACAGGCTCCGTAGTAGCTGGTCAACTCCTCGTACAG